ATACAAAGTATTGACGATAACGTGTCTTCTATTATTCATACTTCTCAAAATTCAAAGATGTATGCTATTCTAACCGCTTATGATGCGGCATTGGGAGCTACAATCAAAGATGTTGAAAAGACATTATATGAAGGGTGAATATGAAGTGACAATAATTAGAGGCACAAGATGGCACCTCAATACTTCGTAGAGCAATTCGGAGTTTGGGGACTGATAGTCATATTTGCAGGAATACTTTTGAAATATGTTATGAAAGACCTTCGAACTGACAATGAAAGAAATTATTCAATGATGACAAAACTTCACGATAGGCAAGACAATTTATCAGGTAAACTTGAAAAAGTATTGGGAATGCTGGAACGGATGAACGGCAAATGAACAGATACAATAAAGAGGGCGTGGAATCATACAGAGATTGTGTGCAAAACCGTTTAGAAGAATTAACAATAAATCAAGCGAGTCAGTCATCTGATATAACTCATATTAAAGAATCAGTAGACAGGCTTGAGGTGTTAGTCAAAGAACAGAATGGGCGTGTCAGAAGAAATGAAAATCTGTTAAGTGCTATAGCCGCAATTGGTGGAGTTCTATCAGTGGTGTTTACAGGATTTATTGCGTGGTTGTTTAAAATAAAAGTATGATTATAGGAGTATTGCAATGGAATGGTTGAATTGGAGTAACGCAGCTTATATGGCTGCAATCATTATTGGTGG